GTCCGAATCAAACTTGTCGGCATCATGACGTGGTACATGCTTAAATCTAGCTAACATACCAACCATCACCCCATGTATATGCAGATGCGTTTCCCAGAGGTACTCTTGCAAGTAAGGAATCGTGTGTTCTGTAGCGTACTCTTTTAAGCTAACACCTCGAAGAGCACATGTCTTATGTGCTGCCGCCAGTTGTTCCAATTCAGTCTGGGACTTTTCGATTTTCCTCCATTTTGACGCATCAAACAAAGCTGTATGTACACAAGTTGACAGTCCTGCTGATTTGACTTCCTGGTAAAAGTCCTCAACCGCTTTCAGAGATATGGCTTTAAACTTTTCAGTTAATTCTCCACTCGAAGTGAAAAGCCAGCTTGAGGTAATACGCAAATAGTCTTGAACTCGCCCAGGTTTTATACGTGCTGCTGATACTAGATGGTCGATAAGCATTTCATAGCTAGATTTATAGCTCATCTTTTTGTTGTCGGAATAAAATTCCGGATGGTGGTCGTTAAGACGATAGTGTTTCCGTAGTGCTTCGGGGTATGCTTCTTCCAAGCTAACACTTGTTACTTCTGCATCACATTGCCTTATCGAAGATACCAAAGGTCTTTGTTTCATGGAATCTAATTCCAATAACATATCATCGCCAAAGCCGAGATCTTCTTTCGGATCCTGGCCCAATATCTCCGTAACCTTAACAAAGACAGATTTCGGTGTCAAAGAATTCTCGTCATGCAATGAGTTAGGTATTATGTTGTTCTCTATAGCGAATTTTAGTGCTGCAGAATATGCCTCATACTTAGCTTGATGCAAAGATGATCCTGATCCAACAAACTCACGCTGTTCTTCAACTTTTCCGCAGAATTGCCATCGAATTACCAAAGTCCATACAAGATTAAACACGTCCTTAGAGTCGCAAATACCCAAAAGGTATCGCTTCTGGACCGCCTCATGAATAGCAGAGACTGGATGAGACATGACTTTATTACTTTCAGTAAAACGATTAAACGCATTCAACTCGACAAGCGAAATCTCCTGTTGTTTACAAACACTGACAAGATTTGTCCTTTTCAAAATTCCCCAATGATACAAAGTATGTATCTGCTTTCTACTCAAAAGAGACAGCTTTCCTGCAAACCAGTTGTTTTGTTCGATAAGCTTCTTATGAAATGTAGTATACCTGCTAAAGTATTCTTCCTCCCACAGGGCAGCTTCATAGTAAGCGCTATTGGCAAGATCCACAAAGAATTCGTCACTAGCGAGCTCCTTAGAAATCCAGTGGATTCGCGCACCTATAGATTTTTTCTTTAGTGCGCCACAGTAGGATGGGAAATCTTGAAGTTGGACAATTTGTCTGGATATAAATTTAATATCCTTTATATCCTCAGTTCCGGCACTAATAGTGTCATCTTTGTCTGCTGAACCCAATGTCATACCAAGTACACGATGTAACACCTCAGAGATGGTAATGAGGTTAAACCTGTCGGAGTATTCAGTTAATACGGACACAATTATGTCATCGCCGTAAGTTGATATTGCGATAGTAGCCAAAAAATCCTCCCACGAATGAACTCTTTCTGGGAACACCTCTACATAAGCTATATATAAACATATAGAATTTATGAAGGAATTTAGAGTTGCTGTTGTTGCGCAACCACTAGGCATGCCTTGGTTTTTAACAATCACACTAGTCGCAACCATGCAAATAGATGTGCACATGGTATCC